CCGTGGAAGCGGTGGTGACAAAATGAGCGCATTTTCAATTCAGATCAATCAGGAGGATATGAAAGCCGTGCGCGGTATGCTGGACGGAATCGAGAAATCCATTTCACTGGTGACCATGCGATCCGTGAATAAAACATTGACCGGCGTAAAAACGGACGCCTCCTCCGCGATCAGGGAAAAGCTGAATGTCAAAAAATCGGCCGTTGATGGGACGTTTAAGATCACAAAAGCGACCACATTGAATCTGGCGGCAAAGTTTCAGAGCACCGGAAAACCACTTTCCCTGACCGATTTCATTGGAACAAGACAAGTCCAAAAGGGTGTTTCCGTGCAAGTCAGAAAGGACAAATCACGGACGATACTGCAGCGTGGTTTTATTGCGACCATGAAGAGTGGTCATGAAGGCGTTTTTTGGCGCGACTGGCAGTGGCATAATAAACCAAGTGCCAAATTAAACCGATTTATTCCCTATGCCAGGTTACCAAAGATATACAGACTTCCGATACAAGAAGGCTACGCGCCGCGCGTGCCTGATTATTTGGGTGATAAAGGCCCGATCATGAAAACGGTTTTAACCAAAGCGAATGAACGGCTGCACAACAACCTGGAACACGAGTTGGACTTTGAATTAAGCAAATTATGAAACGAACGAAATATGAGCAACGAGGAACAAAGGTATGAACACCATCCGAGAACTGATCATCCTTGAATTTATGGCCAGGGCGGCTGTAATCCGGACTACCGGATCGCCGCAGGCTTACGCTACGGACATCGGAGAAAACGTGGTTCGCGCCCGCAAGACGCTGGACGCAGACGAACTCCCGGCGATTGTCATCTGGCCCATGTCCGAAGAAAGCCAGAACACGCACGGGATGGCCAGGCATATCATGACGCTCCGCGCCGAAGGTATCTGCAAATTCGGAACGGATAATCCGTCCGTCATATCCGAGCGGATTCTGGGCGACCTGATCAAATGCTTCACGTCGCCCCTGTGGGACCGGCGCCGGCTTGTGGAAAGCCCTGAATCTCCGGTGACCTTGCAGCCGTATGCCGATTCCATCGTCTATAAAAGCGGCGGGCTCGAATCCGCCCTGGATGACGGTGCGGTCAGCGTCGGATCGCAGGCCGGATTTGAAGTGACATACTGGACAAAGATTGGTGATCCATACAACCAGTAAATGGTGGATGATAAACTGTAGGGCGCGGTCCCCGAACGCGCCGTAAAAACGAAAATCGGAAGCGACAATGGAAGATACAAAAAAAGAAATCATGATGATAACCGGAAGCGCCCCATGTGTTCTGCAAGACATTGACGGCTTTTTTTCAGCCTTTGGTCTTCCGCCTGCGCGCTGTTGCTACATGCTAATCGGGCTTTCCGCGTCGGGAATGCACACGATCCACTCCCGGTATATGGCGACTTATCACCCGTACCAAATCCCGGAAATCAAAAAGAGGCGCGATGGAATTGGCGGGAATAGCGACTATACCGTGATATCGCACCTGACCGGCCCCGGCGTTGATATTGTCGAGCCTTTGCTTCCGGGCGAGAGGTCCGGATCATCCGCCCTGCTGGGCGCGCTGGCCGCCATCAAGCTTGGATATGACAGGATTGTCCTTTGCGGCTGTCCACTGGAAGGGAAAAACGATAACGGAAGCCCTTATGAGAGTTTTCGCGTGGGATGGGAAAACAAGAAAAAGTATCTGAATGACAGAGTCCGCTCGATGTCCGGGTGGACGCGGGAGCTGCTTGGCGCTCCGACACAGGAATGGCTTATGGGAGGAAAGACATGAAGGTCATCTGCATGATTCCGGCACGGTACAAATCCACCAGATTTGAGGGGAAGGCCCTGGCCGACATCAACGGGAAACCCATGATTCAACAGGTATATGAACGGGCCTCAGGCTACGCCGGCTCATACTGGACGGGCGTAGTGACGGACGATGAGCGCATCGCAAAGTGCGTAAAGAATTTTGGCGGGAATGTTCTTATGACTCCCGCCGATTGTCGGACAGGAACGGACAGGGCGTCGAATGCCGCGGAAAGTTTTCTGCTCGAATGCGACGACATTGTCGTCAATATCCAGGGGGACCAGCCGCTTATTCAGACCGCCCACGTCGAGCAGGTGGTTTCCGCGTTGGCCGGCGATGCCGGCTTTCCGGCTGCATCCCTCGCTTTTAAAATTACATCGGCCAGGGAAATTGCCGGCGCCAATTCCGTAAAGGTTGTTTTCGGGGCGGACCGTCAGGCCATTTATTTTTCGCGCTGGCCGATCCCGTTCCAGAAAGACGGTAATGGCACGGATATTTATAAGCACATCGGAATTTATGCCTACAGGGCGTGGTTCCTGCGTCAATTTTCGCTGCTACCTTCCGGCGTGCTGGAAAAAGCCGAGTCGTTGGAGCAGCTTCGAATACTGGAAAACGGATATAAAATAAAAATTGGCGTGACGGAGATTGATTCGCCAAGTGTGGACACGCCGGAAGATATACGGCGGGTCGGTCAGGCTATCAAATCCTGCGGGGGGTGTGCAGGATGAAGCCCCTGGTCATCATAGGATCCGCTCCCTCGGTCTTTGAGGATCTATCCGGAATTCCAAACCTGGAATCCTGCGACCATATGGCCGTGGGATTAAGTTCCACGGACAAGTATTTTGGCCGCATTGATTATGTCTGCAACAACCATCCTGAAAATATTCCGGCTATTCGGGAGATCATGATGCAGCGCCACGAGGCCTGCGGAGGGAATTACGATTTTAAAATCATCGGCCCCGTCCCGGCCCCGGGGGTGGATATTGTTGAACCCTTCCGCCCACCGACCGGATCATCCGCAATTACCGGCGCGCTGAGCGCTATCCGCATGGGATACCGGAAAATCATCCTGGCCGGATGTCCGCTGACCGGCAAGGCGCCGGGTGGCAATTCATATGAGGAGTTTCGGCAGGGATGGAATCATCATAAACCCGAATTGATCGGTCTTGTAAAGTCCATGAGCGGGTGGACGCGGGAGCTGCTTGGCGCTCCCACAACGGAATGGCTTTCAGACATGACGGATAGAATCACTGTAGGTTGCTGCTGGGACGGGAAAGATTATTATCCTCCGGAATATATTAATATTTTATACAATTCGGTATTGCGGAACACGACAATCCCCTTTGATTTTGTCTGTTATGTCGGTCCGGATGCGGAACGTCCCGCAAGGACGGACGCGATCAACAAAAATATCCGGATTGTGCCCGTCGGACTTCCGTCCTGGTGGTCAGCCATGCCGTTGTTCCAGAAAAATCCCCCGGGCGTCACAACGAAAACAATCCTATATCTGGACCTTGATATTGTTATTATCGGGAGCCTTGACGACATTATTAATTTCCCTGCCGGGCAGGCACACATGAAGGACGAACCATCACATATGTGCCGCTACGGCAGGGAACGGTATATGAACACCAGCGTCACGCTTCTGCGGAATGGCGCAGGCGCGAAGGTATGGGATGCATACGTCAAGTGCGGAATGCCGACATGGGACGCGCTTCGTCCGCCGTCCGGGGCCGTGCTGCGGATGGCGGCACAGGAGATCATCAACCACCCGCAAAACGGTATCCGGTACGAACTATTCCCGGAGTGGATGGTATGCTCCTACAAATTTCAGGTACTTAAAAAGGGGATCCCCGACGATTGCCGGGTTGTGGTCTTCCACGGGCAGCCAAAGCCGGCAGCGTGTATGCATGAACCATTTGTGAGGGAAAACTGGAGATGAATATCTGAAACCGAGAAGCAGGACCATGATGGACCTGTCGGAAGACTATCCGGCAAAATACCGGGACGGAGTAAAGCGATGAGATTTTCCAATGACATATTCGTTTACGGCGCGGGCGGTGCGAAACGCGACATATTTGTATATGGAGCGGGCGGAGCGGGACGCGAGTTTGCCAATGCGTTTGAACATTCAATCACATGGCAAGTGCGAGGTTTTATTGACGATACGAAACAGCAGGGGGAGATCATCAACGGGATTCCTGTTCTGGGCGGACGCGGTTATTTGCTTTTTGAAAAATGCGCCGTGGCGATGTGCATTGTTGAAAATCCGCAAGTCAAACGCGAACTGATCCGGGAGATCAAGATTCATTGTCCGGATGTTTCTTTTCCCGTTATTCTGAACGAAGAATCCAGCATATCCCGGCATATCGAGTGGGGCGAGGGTTGCATTGTTTCGCTACCCTACAACTTCATCTCGGTAAACCTGCAGGTCGGGGATTTTGTGTGGATCAATGTCGCAAACATTATCGGACACGATGTGCGCATTGGCGAGTATTCGACACTGTATTCCGGAATCAACGTGGGAGGCCATGTGCGGATCGGTTCGGAATGCGTGATCGGAAGCGGAGCGATCATCAAACCAGGCGTTGTTATAGGGGACAGAGTAATTGTCGGCGCCGGAGCGGTGGTCGTTAAGGACGTGGACGCCGGCGCGGTCGTCATGGGTAATCCGGCCAGAGAAAAGGGGGAGCCCCATGGATAGCGGAATCCCTGTCGTCAGCATTTCCTGTCTGACCTATAATCATGAAAAATACATCGCGCAGGCGCTGGATGGATTTGTGAGCCAGGAGACGACGTTCCCGTTTGAGTGCATCATCCACGACGATGCTTCTTCGGACAGGACGCCGGAAATTATTAAAGAATATGCGGCAAAATATCCGGACATCATTCGTGCGATATTCCAGACCGAAAACCAATTTGCCAAAACAGGGCTTTATCCCGATGTTGAGCATATCCTGCCGATCTGCCGCGGAAAATATATAGCCATCTGCGACGGCGACGATTACTGGACGGATTCCCGCAAGCTGCAAAAGCAGGTCGATTTCATGGAGCGAAACCGCGATTTGTCTATGTGCTATCACGATTATCGCGTGAAGACAGGAGTCAATTTCATGGACCTGATGAGCGAAACGCCAAGCTATACGGCCGATCAGCTCATTGCTCTATCCAGCAGGAAGTTTTGGATGGCCAGCTCAACTATCATGTACCGGAATTATTATAATGAGCGGACAAAGCGGGATTTTCAGAATTTCCGACACCACTATATGCTCTGCATTCACATGGGAATGTTTGGCGGCTGCAAATACCTGGATGGAGTTTCCCCATCCGTTTACCGGAAACACGAGCATAATTCCTGGGCCGGGCTTTCCCGTGACGAAATTATTGTCCGGACCGAAGCGGAGCTGGCGCGGGTTATGGAACTGATGGTTGAAAAGGATAACCCACGATGGATTGAGTTGCGCAAGGGGGTGCAGTGATGGCCGAAGGAGTCCATAAGATCACGGCCCGTTTTGAGGAAGCGCTCTGCAAATACACGGGGGCGCCTTACGCGGTGACTGTGGACAATATGAGCAATGCCCTGTTTCTGTCCCTGAAATATGAAAATATCGAGGGACGGGAAATCACGATTCCGGAACGGACGTATCCATCGGTTCCGTGCGAAATCATTCATGCCGGCGGCCGCGTGAAATTCTCCCGCGTGGAGGGGAAAAGCATCAAGGGCGCCTACCTGCTTTCCGGTTCCAGGACAGTGGATTCCGCCCTGCGGTTCACGGCGGGAATGTATATTCCCGGGACTTTCATGTGCCTGAGTTTTACCGGTCCTTATAAGCACCTGAAGCTGTCCAAGGGTGGGGCGATTCTGACCGATGACAAGGCGGCGTATGACTGGTTTAAGCGATCCCGGTTCAGCGGCCGGCGGGAATGCTCGTACCATGATGACGCGCTCGACATGCTCGGCTGGAATTTTTACATGATGCCGGAAATTGCGGCACGCGGTCTTTTGTTGATTACGAATTTTTATGAGCGTGACGGAACACCAAAGAAAAATGAGGATTTGGAAATTGAGTATCCGGATTTGTCTCAATTTGAAATTTATCACAACGCCACAAGGCAATAACAAGGAGGAAAAATCATGGCAACGGCAGAAAATGCAAAGATTCAATACGAGAGCGGACAGGACCTGGTGTCTTTTGTAGCCCTGACCGATCAGGGAGACCACAAGGATTTCCGCAGCGCGGACAGCTTATGGTCAAACCGGTCCGGCTATAAACCCAGCGTCAAACCGAACGGATTGGCAACCGGCGGCGCGATCACCCCGGCGGCCAGCGGAACAAAGGATATGGTGGACGTGGCGGCGCTGACCTGCTATTTGGCCGGCGTTAAAACGACCGTCGGAGCGGACACGGATGTTGAGGTGGCAAGACCCACATCGACTCACGTTAAGTATTCCATAACGATTCTGGCCAACGGGACCATCGCCGCGGTCAAGGGCGTTGAACACACGGCATTTTCCGACACGCGCGGCGCTGCCGGCGGTCCTCCGTATATCCTTCCGACCAGCATCGAAATCGGTCAGGTCTGGCTGTCCTCATCGGCAACGGCCGTCATTGGCGCGGATGAGATCAAGCAGGTGGTCGGGACGCATTGTGAGCGCTATGACTATCCCACGTGGGAAGAAAAGCGCTCCAACGTGGAAAGTGGCGTATTGGGATATGCGGGTGTGCTGTTCGCCTCCGCGCTTCCGCTGATTCATTCCGAGTTGTC